TAGATGTGATTGATCATAAGTCAGCTAAGAGATGTCTCGCTATGTTATTCTATCTGAATGATGTTGATGAAGGTGGTAAAACTATTTTTCCTCATCATCACAAAGAGTTTACTCCTGTTAAAGGATCTGTTATAATATTTCCACCAACGTGGGAATATCCACATTTGGGTGAACCACCAGTGAGTAACCCAAAATATATTATGAGTTCTTATTTACATTACTATTGATGGATAGAGTCGAAACAACAATTCTACGTAATTTGATTTACGATGAAGAGTATATCCGTAAGGTTATACCTTTTATTCAACCAGATTACTTTGAGAATAGTCAAGAGAAAATTATATTTGAAGAGATTGCAAAGTTTATTGTCAAGTATGATAAACCAGCTTCACAAGAAGTATTGATTATAGACATAGAAAAGAGATCAGATATCAACGAATCACAGTTCAAAGAAATAGTAGAGATTGTTTCTTCCCTAGATAGACAGGTTGTTAATTTTGATTGGTTGGTAGACACTACTGAGAAGTGGTGTAAAGATCGTGCGATATATCTTGCATTAATGAAGTCTATTAAGATTGCAGACTATCAAGATGAGAAGAAAAACCGTGATGCCATACCAAATATACTATCAGACGCCCTTGCTGTTTCATTTGATAATCACATAGGACATGACTATCTACAAGACTATGAAGAAAGATTTAGATTATATCACCAAAAGGAGGAAAAAATACCATTTGATCTCGAATACTTTAACAAAATCACGAAAGGTGGTTTACCTAACAAGACTCTTAATGTCACGCTTGCTGGTACAGGTGTCGGGAAGTCTTTATTCATGTGCCACCTCGCTAGCTCCGTGTTGCTCCAAGGGAGGAACGTTCTCTATATTACAATGGAGATGGCAGAAGAGAAAATTGCTGAACGAATTGACGCAAACCTCCTAAATATTCCTATACAAGAGATAAGTGAACTTCCTAAAATGATGTTTGATAGTAAGGTCAATAGCCTTATGAAGAAAACACAAGGACAGTTAATTATCAAAGAATATCCCACAGCATCCGCACACTCAGGTCATTTCAAAGCCTTACTCAATGAACTTGCATTGAAGAAATCTTTTAGACCAGATATCATTTTTGTTGATTATCTAAACATATGTGCATCATCACGTTATCGGGCAAATAGTAATGTCAACTCGTATTCCTATATTAAAGCGATTGCAGAAGAACTCCGTGGTCTTGCAGTTGAAGCTAATGTACCTATCGTCACCGCTACTCAGACGACTCGCTCTGGCTATGGTAGTAGTGATGTCGATCTTACTGACACAAGTGAGTCCTTTGGTCTTCCAGCCACTGCTGATCTTATGTTTGCTCTTATATCTACTGAGGAACTGGAAGCGTTAAATCAGATTATGGTCAAACAATTAAAGAATAGATACAATGATCCTACAATATACAAAAGATTTATAATCGGTATAGATCGTGCAAAGATGAGACTATATGATGTAGAACAAGTCGCACAAAACGATTTGGTTGACAGTGGACAAGAAGAAGAGTATAATAGCCCTGAAGATAAATTTAAAAACAAATTCGCAGAGATTAAATTCTAATGTTCAACATATCAGATGTCTTCGATAAAATCAAAAAAGAATTTTCAGAAGAACCACTCAAACCAGAAATTCCAGAAACTAAGTCCGTTGACTTTGACAAGTATGCTATATTCGTGGATGGTGTCACATCCGATCCCAGTAAAGATTATCAATCTTTTACTGAAAGTCTTGATAACCTTGACGGAGAAGGTGCCAATATTCAGCGGCTTCTTACTGCTGCCGTTGGTCTTAGTGCTGAAGGTGGTGAGTTTATGGAGATCGTCAAGAAGATGGTTTTCCAAGGTAAGCCTTGGAACGACGACAATAGAGAACATCTTATTATTGAGTTGGGTGACGCTATGTGGTACGTAATGCAGGCCTGTTCTGCACTTGATGTATCACTTGAAGATGTCGTCGCAAAGAATGTAGATAAATTAAAGAAGAGATATCCAGGCGGAGAGTTTGATGTTTATAAATCAGAAAACAGATCAGCTGACGATAGATAAATAAAGGGAAGAACATCCCCAAAATAAATGTTTAACATTACTGATACCAAAGTTAGTAATATATTATTGAACGTTACAGCTGTTCTCACTAGTGAGGGTTGTAATTATTTTGAATCACTTGAGGCTTTAAGTATGAGTTCAAGTGATAGATCTTCCATAGTCATGACGTTATCTGTTGCTGTACCAGCTGCAAAAAGATGGATAACACTCAATAGTATTGCAGAAAAATTACAGGAACAAACATACGCTGGATCAAAAAGAAGATACAATATTTCAACTGAAGAAAGTAAAAAACCATATAGAATAGACATATCATTGGATTATAAAGGTGATGATGCCAAAAAAGTGGTAAGGATAATAGTTAAGTCATCGAGTGGTGGTTCTGGTGGTGGTGCAAATGTGACAGACATAGCTGAATCTGCACAATGTTTATATGCTTCTCTTGCTTTTAACGTATATGGTAGAAAATTAAAAGATTTTACAGAAGAAAAAATATCAGCAAAAGATTTTGTAGAAGCTCAAAAATATATTCAAGTTACATCCACTCTTGATGAAATGACAAGTCTAGATCCAGACTGGAAAAAATCCTCATTCAATATCACAAACATGTTATTTTCAAAATTTGGTCGTGGTATGAAAGGTCAGTACCAATTTCATAGAGGTATTGGTGTTGATGCAATCATAAATGAAGGATATAAGATAGTAAAAAAGGATACAACTAACGATATCTCCGTTCCACAAGACGAGAATAAGTGGAACCCTGCTGATATGTGGATGGTTCGTAATGATTTTGATTATGATACTTTTAAATTGTCATATGCAAAAGGTCGTGTATTAAATTTTAATTCAGAATTACTAAAACAATATAATGAAGAAAAATTAATAGGTGTATCTTTAAAGAAAACTGTCAGTGGTGGTTCTTTAAAACCAATAAACATAAATGCATATGCAGAACGTGGTCTTGATTGTAAATATGAAGGTATAGTTAAATTCAGTAAATGGTCAAAAGATTTGTATTTTGGTTTGGGAAATGGAATAGAAATACAGTATAGAAATTTTAGTGGTACAAGTGGTAGTTTCCAAGGTGAATTGAAGGGGATTGGTGCAGCCGCAGGTAAAATAGGTGGTAAAGATTCAAAAAATCTCGTAGGTGTTGGAGAAGGATTTAATAATGTTCAATCTTGGCAAGACGCTGGTGATTCTGGAAAAACTAGTGCTATATCAAGAGCTTTATATGCAAGTATGAAAGAATTTAATTTATTAAAACCAGATGATGAAGAAGCTGCTATAGTGGGTGAGATTGCAAATGGTGGTGAAAATCTTAAAAAAGATGATACAAGATCATACAGGTATGCTAAGACTCTTGCTTTCAATTTAGCTCGTGGTTTTGAACAATTGAAGAAAATAAAAGTTGGTAGAGAAACTGCAGCAGATGAGGCTGCAAGAGACATTTATCTTTATGCCAGTTCTCAAACACCTGTATCTGCAGTGCATATGAAGGCTTCAAATTAGATGGCGAAAAATACTCATTTAGAACACCTTGAAGATGACATTGTAAATCAGGGAAAGGCTGGTGGTTTCAATGCTATCAAAATGTTACGTGAACTTGGTAAAATGTTATCGGAGCCAAATTCATCCATTCGTGTTACTACTAAGTGGGACGGAGCTCCAGCAATAGTATGTGGAACTGATCCTATCACAGGTTACTTTTTTGTTGGTACTAAGTCTGTTTTCAACAAAACAACTCCAAAGATAATGTACACACAGAAACAGATATTTGATTCGTATGATAATCAGCCAGCAGTTGCAAAAATACTAAGTTATTGTTTAAAATATTTTCCTTCGTTAGGTATATCAGGAGTAGTACAAGGTGATTTTCTTTTTACATCAGAATCCAAATCTAGAAAATCAATTGGTGGAGAAGAGTGTATTTCTTTCCAACCAAACACCATTACATATGCAGTTCCGATTGGAACTCCTATGGCTAAAATGGTAGATAAAGCTAAAATTGGTATTGTATTTCATACTCGTTACTCAGGAGATTCTCTATCAGAAATGAGTGCTATCTTTGGTGTTCCTACTATAAATTCAACAGATGATGTTGCAGTATTTTCCTCCACATTTACGGATGCCAGTGATGCCGCAAAGATGAATCAATTAGAATCACAAAAATACAATTCTGCTGTTAATAAAGCAGATGGATCTTTAAAACAAGCGAGTGCATTTTTAAATTTAATAACTGAACAAGGTGAAGGTAGATTTATGATGAATATGTTATTCAAACAGTATATGAATGGTCTTGTTCGTCAAGGTATTGAAATTACTGATGCACAAAAAACTACACTTGGATTCTTTCAATTTTATGGAGCAAAATTAAAAGAAGAAATTGATGCGAAAAAGACAGTAACTGCAAAGACTAAATATTCAAAGATACTAGCAGACGGATTAATTTTTTTAGCAGTTAATCGTAGGCCTTTGTATTTTACTGTTGCTTCTTACATGAACTTAATTAGTGCTAAGGAGATGATCATTTCTAGGTTAGAAAAAGTTAAAGACATAAAAACTTTTTTAAAAACTGAAAATGGTTATGAAGTTACTGCACCCGAAGGGTTTGTAGCTATTTCTTCTGGAAACGCATTAAAGTTAGTAAAAAGACGAGAGTTTAGTCGTGCCAACTTCACCGCAGCTAAAGACTGGGAAAACGGATGAAATCATTTTTACAATTTATTTCTGAAGCGGAGACGCAAGCGTCATCTCAAGCCAAAAATATGGGTTTGAGTGGTAATGGCCATGGCGATTGGTACGATAAACAGGGTAAATTAGTTGCAAAAACAGTAAATGGAAGACTTAAGTTCTTCGGTAATCGTAATTTAGGTAAAAAGATAGAGCCACAAACTCTTGCACAACCTAAACAAGAAACACCTAAACCAGAAAAAAATAAAGAGAAAAAACAGTTGACCGTTGGGTTTGGTAGGTTCAATCCTCCTACAATCGGACACGAAAAACTGATGAATACCATCAGTAAAACTGCTGGAAAAGGTGGAGAATACAAGATTTACCCCTCAAGAACTCAAGATTCTAAGAAAAATCCACTAAATCCTAGTGATAAAGTAGAGTATATGCGTAAGGCTTTCCCAGACCATGCTAACTCTATCGTTGATGACGACAAAACAAAGACTATTTTTGATGTATTGAAGAGTGCTTATGGAAAAGGATACTCCACTGTCAATGTTGTGGTTGGTTCAGATAGGGTCAAGGAGTTTGAAAACCTTGCGAATAAATACAACGGACAATTATACAATTTTGACAAGATTAACATTGTATCGGCGGGTGAAAGGAGTGCCGATGCCAAAGGTGTGGAGGGTATGTCTGCCTCCAAACTAAGAAAGGCTGCAATGGACGGTGATTTTAAGACGTTTAGGTCAGGTATTTCCAAGGCTTTAGACGATAAATCAGCGAAAAAACTGTTCAATACAGTCCAAAACTCCATGAAAAAGACCAAATCTGAAGCATGGGAGTTCGCACCCAAACTTGCATTTGAAGGTCTCAGAGAAAATTATATTGCAAAAAATATATTCTGTCTTGGTGATATGGTAGAGAATCTCAATCATGGATTGGTTGGAAAAATCATTAGAGCTGGTGCAAATTATGTAATTGCAGTGACTGAGGACAATATTATGTTCAAATCTTGGTTGAAAGATCTGAATGAATACACTGAAGTCCATATGAAGAGTCGAATGAGAGACAAAATACACCCAAATACACTGGTTGGAACCGACGGATATAGAGATAATTTGATCAATATGACGCCTGGACAATACCCACTTATAAATAAAATTAGGCAAAGTCTGAAAAAATCAGGATAACAATGAAGGACTCTAAGACAATTAGAAACGAGCATCAATCTTTCGTAGATGCATGGAAAAAAATACAAGAAGATAATTCTAGCACTCCAGTAGAAGAGGGGTATAGAAAAGTCAAGGATATGCTCAAAACCAACAAGAAAGGTTACAAAGTTGAAAAGGTTCTTGTCAGAAAATCTAATGCTTTCACTGCTCTTGCAGAAAAATATAACATGTCACCCAAACAGTTTGGTAGATATGTAGAGGCTAATCAACATTTATTTGATATTCCTACACGTAAGAAAGCAATTCTTGCAAATAAGTTCCAAGGATTTAAAGAAACTAAAGAGTGGGATGAGTTCTTTGGTGATCTAGAATTAGTCGAGAGTGAAGCACCTTATGTTGTACATACAGCCGATATGAAAGGTAACACTCCAGCATGGCAGGGGTATGTTGAGGGTAAACTTAATGAAGTAACTGGTGAACCTCTATATGTTGCAGGGGAAGATATACAAGAAATGGATAATATGGGTGGCCCTGCTGCTATTGCTGGTATAGCTGGTGCTGGTATTCTTGGTGCTAAAAAAGTTATTCAAGGTGTTAGTAATTTAAGAAAGAATATTAAGAGTAAAACAGATCAAAAAAATAAAATCATAAATCAAATGAATGA